AACCTATACCGACTGGACAGGCGGAGCATTTACAATCGTAACGGTTGACAACGATAACGCCATCCAGGAAAAGGAATATACCGGAAGCAAACAATATATCAGGGTAGTTGCAACCGTGGCCGGCAATACTTGCGAATTTGGGGCCGACATACTCAAAGAGCAGCCATATTCAGCAGAAGATACCTTACTAGCGGCGCAAATTACCGCTGCCCGTGAATATTGCGAAGGCTTCCAAAACCGCTCTTATATTACTCAAACCTGGGAATTGTGGTTAGACGGCTGGCCAGCCAACGACGAAATCACAATTCCCCTGCCTCCCTTACAAAGCATTACCAGCATAAAATATTACGACACGGCCAACGTTGAGGCTATTTTTGCGGCAGAAAATTATTTTGTAGATACGAAATCCGAACCTGGCCGGGTTGTCCTGGCCTGCAATAAAAGTTGGTCGTCAACAACACTAAGGCCGCTAAACGGAATATGTATTGAATTTGTAGCCGGTTATGGAGCGGCTGCTTCGGCAGTTCCGCAAACGGTCAAGATGGCTATAAGCTTGAAAACAAAAATGTTGCATGACTATTTAACCCCAGAAGATACAAAAAAATATCAGCAGGCCGTAGAATCATTGCTTTGGCTTGACCGCATAGTGCCTGTTTAGGAGGGAGGCAAATTGGATTCTAATAAATTAGTCAAATTCATAGAACTTCAATACCCGACTCTGGCAAAAAACGAAATCGGAGAAGTAATTCAAACCTGGGTAACTAAACAATATATCTGGGCTTCAATCGAACCCTTAACCGGCAGAGAAAAGTTTTTGGCGCAGCAGGTTTATACCGACCTGACTGCCCGAATCCGGGTCCGTTACCGCTCGGATATTAACCCAACTATGCGATTGTTGTTTGGCCACAGAATATTTGAGATAAACGCTGTGGTCAATCCGGGAGAGAGAAACGAGGAGCTTGAATTGCTCTGTACGGAAAGGGGACTTGGAAATGTCTAATGTCAAAATAGGCAATCTGGAAGCAGAGATAACCCTGGCCGTGCAACAATACACCGAAAGCGTAGCCGAAGCAATCAAAAAAGAAATAGCTAAAACAGCAAAGGCCGTCCTGGAAGAAACAAGAAATACTTCACCGGTACGTACAGGTAAATATAAGGCCGGCTGGAAGTGTAAAAAAGAAACCGCCGACGGCCAGGTAAAATATACTATCCATAACAAAAACAAACCCTGGCTTGTTCATTTGCTGGAATTTGGCCATGCCAAAAAAAGCGGTGGCAGAGTGAGCGGCAGGCCACATCTGCAACCTGCCTACGATAAACACGTGCCGGACATGGAAGAAAGAATTAAAAAAATCATCGAAAGCGGGGGATAATCATGACCCTGGCCGGACTTTACACAGCTTTAAATTCGCTGGGTATGCCCGTAGCTTACGGCAGTTTTCCCCAGCCAATAGAACCGCCATTTATTGTCTATTTATTTACTTCTTCTGATGACATGATGGCAGACAACCAGAATTACATGGAAATTAGTAACTTTCAGGTGGAACTTTACACAGCTAAAAAAGACACAGTTAAAGAAGTTTTAATTCAGGACAAGCTCAAAGAATTACGGTTGCCGTACCAAAAGCTTGAAACCTGGATTAGCTCGGAAAAATTATACCAAAACGTATATTTAATCCAAAAAATAGGAGGATAAAAACATGGCAAATAAAATAATCTATGGCTTAGAAAAAGTGCATATTGCGTTTAAAGGCGTTTCGCAAACGGAAAGTATTACGGTAACGAATGGTTGTACCCTGGACGGAGAACTCACTGTCACCGTTACGGCCACCACTTTACTTGGCGCAGATTCCCCGAAAGCTGTTATCGTGCCGGTATCTACTGAGTCGCACAGCACCGTGGCGCAGGTGGCCAGCGCGGTTGTGAATGTATTAAATAACAACTCGGTTATTAACGCGGTGTTCCGTGCCAGTTGCCTGGCTGGAGTTATTACCTTGACCACCCTGGTAGCGCAGGCTAATGACGCAACCCTGGCCATTGCTTTTACGGTTGGAACAACCGGCGTAACCGTTGGAGCTTCAACTGACGGAACTGAGGGCAATGTTTCCTGGGGACTTCCCCAGGCTATTCCCGGCGCGGTAAATTTCTCACCCGACCCTGAAGGAGAAGAAAATATATTCTATGCAGACAATATTCCATATTTTGTAGTTACCAGCAACAACGGATACAAAGCAGACATAGAAATGGCTCTTGTAACCGACGCTATAATGGCCGAAATGCTCGGCTGGCAAATTGACGATAATGGGTTGCTTCTGGAAAAATCCGACGGCACTCCCAAAAAATTTGCGCTGATGGGGCAAATAGAAGGCGACGACAAAAACCGCCGTTTTGTGTATTACGACTGCCAGGCGTCCAGGCCGAAACTTGAGCATAAAACCAAAGAAGAGAAAATTGAGCCGCAAACCTCAACGTTGAATTTGACCATAGTGCCTATTGAAATCAGCACTAGGAAATGTGTCAAGGGTACTCTGGAATTAACTGCCGGAAATGCCGCTACCTATAACGCATTTTTCAACGCTGTGTATGTGCCGGTGTTTGCTTAAGAAAAGGAGGATATATTACTTTCAATAGTTCATGTTTTTTCAGCGAGGCTTTACGGTTTGCGGTCATATAAGAAGGTGATTAAAGATGCTGCTTTGCAGAAAAATAAAAGTCAAAGTTAGACCATCAGATGCTACGTTACTCGAACAACAAGCTGACCTGTGTTGTTGTTTATACAATGTAGCTTTAGAGCAGCGTATAAAGGTTTATAAACAGCATAAGAAAAGTCTTTCTGTATATGACCAAAAGAAAAAATTACCGGAATTAAAAAACGAAATATCTGACTTCGGCATGGTTTATAACAAATGCTTAAGTGCCACTTTATTCAGATTAGACCGGGCGTTTAAGGGGTTTTTTCGTAGGGTGAAAGTTGGTGACAAGCCTGGATTTCCCAGGTTTAAAAGCAGGCAAAATTTCTTCACGTTAGAATATCCAGCGATGTACATTAAAATTATGGGAAATACACTTATTTTACCAACTGCGAGTAAATTACCTGCTATCAAAGTGAAGCTAACAGAGCCATCACCAGAAAAATTTACTACAGTTTATATTACGAGAAACAGTATAGGACATTTTTACGCTTCCTTTGGTTATAAGGTTGCAGGACAGGAACAATCAGGTAATGGTGTGCTGGCTATAGATTTAGGAATAAAGACTTTAGCAACATGTGTCAATGATAACAATAAATTTTACATTATTGGTGGCTTTAAGGGCTATCGTTGGTTTAATAAACAATTAGATAAAATACGTTCCAAACGTGACAGATGTAAGAAATATTCAAGAAGGTGGTGGTTTTTAACCAGGACATACCAGCGTGTTTCTGAAAAGAAACATAATAAATTGAAGGATTCGTTACATAAGGCAAGCCATTTAATCTGTCATAAGTTAGCTGAGAAAGCTATTGTGATTGGAGACTTGTCACAGAAGCAGATGGTAACGAAATCCGAAAACAAGAAGTTGAATCGGGCAGTTCAAAATGATTGGGGTTTGTATAAATTTGTCCAATATCTTGAGTATAAGACAAGGTTATACGGTAAAACATTGCACAAAATTAACGAACGCTATACATCTAAAACTTGCAGTAGGTGTGGATATATTCAAGATATGCCACTATACAAACGTACATATCATTGTCCGGACTGTGGTTTAAAGATGGACAGAGATGTTAACTCAGCAGTTAATATTTTAAACCGGTTCTTTGCTCGGCTAGAGCCACACATAGCGTAAAAGCTATGCGGTGTACCGCCACAAGGCGGTAATTAATATGTTTAAATACATTTTGAAAGGCAGGATAATTTATGCGCAATATAAACATAGGTGAAAAAAAAATTGGAATCAGGGCAACTCCTATTGCTCTTTTTTTTTACAAACAAGAATTTAAAACTGACCTTGTCGGCGATTTAATAAAAATGAGTGGTATGGAAAAAGACCCTTCTCTTTTCGACTCTGTGAAATTTTTGCAAATAATTTGGGCAATGGCCAAAGCAAATGAATTTGGCGTCAGGCCGTTCCCGCCTTTTTTTGAATGGGTATCCGAATTAGAATCTTTTGATTGTGCTGATTCTGAATTATTGGAATCAGTTATGACAGAAACAACAGAAGGTTTTTTTCGCGGGGGAAACAAGCCCAACCTCGTTGGGAAGTAAAGAAGAAAACAATTATTCACCCGAAAGAATGGATTTAGAATGGATTGTCATAGGCAAAAAAGCAGGATTGA